CTTTACTTCCCTTGTACCTTAGGGTTTACTTGTTGAGCAAGACTTTGTTTAATGTTATGCATTTGTTTTTGGTGAGCTAGTTTTTGTTTATGCATATTCTCTTGACCAGCCATCTTTTGTACATTAGCTGCTGCCCCTAGAACATTCTTTTGCTGAATGCCTTGTGCCTTTAGTGCATTTTGTGTCTGAGTACTTTGGGCATCTAGCATGTTCTTTTGAGCAAGCCCTTGAGTCTTTACCATTTGTTGTTTGGCTTGTTCTTTGGTAGCATCTCTTTGGTCTTCTTGCATTAGGTTCTCAATGCCTTGCTGAACTGCCTTCAATCCTTCTTGGAATTGTTTGAGTTCAATGTTTGCATTGACTTCTTTACCTTTGATTCGAGCCAACAGAGCATCGATATCAAGCTTCTGAGCATTAAGAGCAAGCTGTGCAAGGTCTTTTGTTTTAACATGTGCTACACGATCTCTCTCAGTTTGAGCCTTCATGAGTTCTGCTTGCGCAACCATATGTAACGGATCATCGTTACCAAAGGTGCTGGCAAGTGCGTCGTTAGCTCTTTGAACTTCTTGTGCTGCTTGTGCTTGTACTTGAGCCAATGTACTAGGATCAGTAGCTGCACCAGTCTTTTTAACCATGCCTTCAATTTGTTCTTGAAACTGAAGAATTTGATGTTCTACAATATTAGCTTGGATGCTAGGAACAAACTGAGCCATAGTAGGTGATGCACCCCCTACAACTTTATCCTTTAGCCAAGTGCTTTTGAACATTGCATGTGACTTGTGGTCTTGTCCTGGGAAGCCTTTGATTGGTTTGCCTTGAGTAATAGCTAGGATGTCTTCAAGAGGGCTAAGTGGTTGTGCTTGTACATCAGGTGGAATTAGTTTATCAATATCCTCTTCCCCAAGAGCAAGGTAGAAGTCCCTGAAGACTTTCTTCATGTTGTGGATTTGAGGAGCTTGCATAGCAGCTTGTAACTTTGTTTGAGCTACTGCCATTCTATGAGCATTACTGGTTACATTAGGATTGGATACCGGGATGACGTTGACACTGTGTGGATCAAAGTCTTGGCGGAAGATACTTCTTTCTTCACCAGGAACATCGTAAGGATATTCATCTGGCATGTACTCAAAGTTGATTTCTGCAAGAAGCTTTAGGTCTTGTTCTTGTGACAAGTGTGTTCTCTTGTGAATAGCAGAAAACAACTTCATTGAAGCTTCTAGGAGGGCAACAGTAGTTCCCACTGGACCGTAGTTAGTGCTGTCCCCGATGACTTGTTCTGTTGAGTCAGCAAATGCACCTGCTCTGCCGTCAAGCCATTGCAAGAGGGCAAAGAGCACCTGGCTTGGTTCTTTGTATGGAAGTGGAAATAAGGCTTTACTAATGTCTTGGGTAGCACTTTCTACTTCTTTCCATTCTCCCGGAGCGATTGCAGAATTATCTCCAATAATTCGTAGTCCTTTGAGTTTAAGGCCACCTTGTAAATTAGCAAACTGACCTGCATCAACGAGCGACCGAACAACCGAAGTAAGAGTAACTTGGAAGTTTCCAAGGAGATGGAATAAGCCAAGACCATAGAAACCAAACCCAGGAACGTAGGAGTAGTGCGAGTACCAGACTCGTTTCTTTTTATTGATATCATCTTCTTTCCAGTTTCTTCTTATCGAGAGCACTTCTCCCGTTTCTTTAACAAATGTAACAATGAATGGATCAGTATACCCAATCTCTCCGAGAGGGCTGGGTAGGCTCAAATGGCAGTGTTGCTCTATAAGGGTAAAGATTTTATCGTACTGCCCTTCAATAAACATCTGCCCAGATGACTTTTGTACTTGAGCACCGATGTTAGTTTGGAAGACAATACCTCCACCACTTGGGACATTAGCATCACCTGTGATGTCGTAGTCCGAAGTAGAGTTCATATTTAGGTTGTTACCTAGTTGAGTTCTCCATTCTTTCGGGTAGATGAACTCTTGATCAGTAACTTTTCTATGTAGCTCTGAACCAGAAATTGGAGGAAGAATTTCAGAATACCTCCGAGCTTTTGTAATGCTTTTTGCTTTATCAGAGATAACGAAGTTTTCTGGTTCGATGAAACACGAGACTGGTCTGTCAAGTTGAAAATCCCAATATGTCTTTTTAAAAGCACTACCGTAGAGTGGTAGATAGAAGAGTAGCTTCTCCATGTCTGGGTAGTACTCAGGCATCAACCGTGTTACTTGGTAGTTCATGAATTGTTTTACACGGTTAGCTTTGTTTAGGGCTTCTTCTGTTTCTACCCCAAGGACTTGGGTTCTTACAGGACCACTAGCAGGAAGGAGTTCAGCAGTAGCTTTAGATTGAAACTTAACTGCTGTCTCTAGAATGAGTGGATGAGTAGCTCCACAAGCTCCTTCAAAAGGTTCATCGTTGTTCTTAATATCAATACCTAGGTTATCAATTCCTTTAGTGATTGTTTCTTCCCATCTTGATCTAGACTCTAAATCTTTCTCAAACCAATCAAGACACTGCTTACCAATCTTTAGAGTTACCTTTTCATCAAGGTACTCAACTAGATTGTCATAGTGTCCTTCTTCGTCTGGACCAGCAAGAGGATCATCAGGGACTGCATCTAGCATCGGCCTCTTATCATCTGCTGCAAACTCTACAGTCTCCCCTTTGAAGGACTTGGGTTTACCAAATAGTTCTGGAGCCATAGGATTGTATTTATTACTAGCTATGTTCTTTGCTTCAGTTGAGAGAGGTGTATATTGTTTTAGTTTTTCAATAGCCATAAGCTAACTCCTACGCTGCTGCGTTCCAATATGATTTCCTTTTTTTGTGAACTAGGTCATCATCTGGGTCTACGTCTTCTGACATGTGTTGTTCGGTACTTAGGTTCATAGTACTTCTTAGGTGGATAATTGTTTGAGTCATAGTATCTACAAGATCGTCACTTGAACCAAAAGGAAACTCCATACAATCTTTGATTAACGTACTAGAGAACCCTTGAGAATCAGGAACCCATACTCGACCATTCCTTAAGTAGGGAGTACATTGATGGGCTCTCATTTCTTTATCCCCCCACTTCTGAGGCTCAAACCCTATTACCGGGTAGCCCATAAGTTGAAGTTCTGGGATTAAGGATTGACCAGATGCTTTGTTTTCTACAAGAATTATATCAGGCTTATAGTAATCTTGCATCTCAATTACTTGTTTTAGAAGTTCTGGGTACTCCCATCTTTTCTTATCTGCTTCAATTAAGATTAGGTTAGGAAGCCAGTGTTCCCTTCCTTTGTTATCTAATCTCTTTTCTTGGAATACCCCCCAGACTGAATACGCACTAAAGTCAGCACTGGTTTTAATAGAATAGGCAGTATCGAGAGATAAGACAATCAAATCAATGTCTGGAGGTTTAACAGACTTCCATAACTTAAAGTCTGTCTCTTTGAAGATTACCCCTTCCTCAGGGACTGGCTCTTGCATGTAAAGCGAGGACCACTTTGAGGGGGTCATAGAGGGGTCTTGTTGTCTTTCTTGCAAGAACTCCAGTGGTTGGAACTCTGGCCAGAAAGATTCCCCTTCTGGAAGACCAAGGAGCTTAGCTGCTACCTTGTCTAGTATGGCTGGTATTTTAACGATGCTCCACGGTCTTCTAGTCTTCTTATCATTGTTTTCAAGGTATCCCGATAAGTCTTCGGTATGCCATCTAGTGTTAACAATAATCTCCGAGCCATTAGGGAGGAGTCTAGTTCTAAGTCCAGGAACGTACCAAGCATTAATCCCTCTTCGTTCAACAACTGAATAAGCAGTCTGTTCTGAAACCACGTCATCACAAATTGAGATGTGGGCTCTACGTCCTGCAATTTGAGTACCAACTCCTGCACCGTAATACTTGCCCCCTTCTTTAAGTTCCCATCTTCCTGCTGCTCTTGAGTCACTTTTAATCTCCACATGAGGGAAGACTTTTAAGTAATCTTCTGTCCTCATCAAATCTCTAATTGGCCTACCAGCATTATCTTCTACGAACTGGGTACCATGGCCTATGTGTAGGATATTCCATTTAGGATGCCTACCTAAGCACCAAGAGATAAATAGGTTAACGATCTTACTTTTCATCCCACCTGGGGGGAGAAAGAGCATTTGTCTTTTAGGTTTATTACTAGCTGTAGCTTCTTCTACTTTTTGTAGTTCATTAGCCATTAATTTAATATGCCTACCATCTATGTAACCTTCTGGGAGGATATTAGGAGCCATGTACTTTACATACATGTAGAAACTTTCCCTAGCTATTTCTATAATCTTGTTAGAGATAAACTGAAGCAAGAAAGCTTTATCTTCATCTGGGAGGTTCTTTGAGACCAGCTGTATCTTTATGTAAAGTTCCTCGAAAGCCTCCAGAGATAACTTGTTAATCTTCTTGCTGGTACCGTCTGTGCTGGAAGAACTTCTAAGAAGCGAAGTTACTAAAGCATTATTCTTTAGACCAGATGCCACCTGCATGACCTCTACGTCCTTGCTGAGAGCCTCTGAGGGTACTTCGGCTACCTGGGTAGCTTCTTTAGTCAACCCACCTAGAAACGCTTCTAATGAGTCTATAGCTACATGCTTTTGGTTTAGGACAACATCATTGGAGTTAGATTCTTCCATATTTGTTTATATCTCTTTTAAAAATATGTTATTATTAATCTTCTTCTTTTTCTTTCTTAGTGTTTATCTAGGTAAATACTAAGTTTGTTTTTCTTCTTAGTTTAACCTATAGTTATC